CCGACTGTGTAAGGATTTATTCCGACTGTGTAAGGATTATTCCGACTGTGTAAGGATTATTCCGACTGTGTAAGGATTTTTGTAAAATATAATAAATGTTTTTGTACCTTTATTATGTAGTTCGTATTCCAATCAAGTTCCATTGATTTTCATTTGCAACATCTCCTGATACATTGCTTCCAACGCTTATATTTTGTATAACCCAACGGAAATAGGAGTATCCATGTTTAGCATCTGGATATGTAGATGTATTTATATTAATGGTATTTAATGTAGTAGTGGCAGTTTGTTGGTCGTCAACAATATACCATATTATACCATCATTTGAACCAAATATGTCATAATATGTTGGATTTCTACCATTAGTAGCTAGATTCAAATATCGTGTTCGATGTGAATAACCCGTCAATTTCATTTTGAATGGTAATTTAATTTGAACCCATTCTCCACGAAACCCTGGCGAAGAATATGTTGAATTTGAGGTTTTGTAATAAGGTGTTGCAAAATTATATGTTGTAGTTCCTTGGTATACGCCATTAGATGCATATGGTTGCCTATCATAATTTACTACTGCTCCATTTATTCTAGCATTTCCACTGTATCCAGAATGCCAAATAACGAAATAACTGTCTCCATTGTTAGTAGAATCATTTCTGAATAAATTCGCAGCTATTCCTGTTGTATCAGAAGCACTTGACTCACTAACCACGTATGTTCCAACATATTCAGGTGATGCAAAATTAGATGGAATTGTTACACTATTAGATGTAAAATATGACGTAAATCCAGTTGGGCTATTTGCACCTATATAAATGGGTTTTCCTACATTGGCATTTGGTGTTTCTTTGATTCCGACCAAATTCCACTGGTTTTCATTAACAAATTGTTTGTCAGTAACGCGTGCAGTTGGCGATGAATCTACTTTTTTGATTACATATCTAAAAAAACTATAATAGTTGTTTGCATATGGGTATGTCGTAGTATTTATAGTAAACTTTTTCAATGGTATATATTTATCCCAACTTCCAATATCAACTACATCGACTGCGTACCAAGTTGAACCATCATTTGAACCTAATATTGCATATTGTACAGGAAGTCTAAAATTAGTAAATCTGGAACGAGCACTATAACTTGATAATTGCATATTATAAGGAACATTAATTTGCACCCATTCTCCACTTGCAGTTTCAATTGTGTTACCAGTACTATAATATGTAGTTGAAAAAGTATTTGATGAGGACCCGCCTCCTCTATAATTTCCATTAGCATCATACGGATTTTGTGTATAATTTAAAGCTTGGTTGGTTACTGGTTTGAATCCAACAGTATTACCACCTACTGCCCATGAAGGTTGATATTCATCGCCAGATAATGTATTACCACCTTTAAAAATATTATATGGATGAAAAGTGTTATTAGTCTCTAAAATACTTGATGCTGTTATTTCATAAGAACCTGCATATTTATCAATACCTGCGCCCGTTGGTACATTTACAAGATAATTAGTAAAATATGAATTAATTGGACTATTTTTACCTCCAATATATATAAGATCTTGATTGATTGGTTCTTTGATACCAACTAAATTCCATTGGTTTTCATTTGCCATTATTTTATCTCCACCTACTGTACCTGTTTTTTTAATAACATATCTAAAAAAATTATAATAGTTGTTTGCATGTGGATAATCACTAGTATCAGTAGTATTTATAGTGTATTTTTTCAATGGCACATAACTTGCATCGTATTTAATATCAACTTCATCAAGTGCATACCAATTTGATGAACCATCAGTTGAGCCTAATATTACATATTGTATAGGAAATCTAGCATTAGTATATCTGGCACGATTACTGTAACTCGTTAATTTCATATTATATGGAACCGTTATTTGCACCCATTCACCAGAAGCAGTAGCTGTCTCATTATTACGTGTATAATATGTAGTTGAGAATGTTAGAGACGCATTACCGCCTCCTACATAAATTCCTGTGGTAGCATTATATGGTGTTTGTGTATAATTTAATGCTGTATTGGTGATTGGTTTAAATGAAGGACCACCTTCATTACCACAAGACCAAAATGTAGGGTATTCGGTACCACTTAATGTATTATCACCTTTAAATAAATTATAAGGAAGAAACATATCAGTAAAATATATACTTGAAGATGTTACTGCATAATTTCCTGCATATGTATCAAATGATACCGCAGTAGGAACATTTATTATGTAATCAGTAAAATATGATCTTATTGGACTGTCTGCACCAATAACAATAATATCATCTATAAACATTTTTGGATACCCTGCGATTGGCGTAATTGGATGGAATGTATATCCAGTCCAATCAGTAATTGTTTGGCCATTTCGCGTAAATGATAATGTATGAGACGCAGCGCCAGCAATTTCTCCATACAATATTCGAATTGGATAATATTTGCCATTTTCAAGGGATACAGAACCAGAGCCATTACCTCCCGAATAAACTAAACGATTTGTTGTAGTATAACCACTTATCGCATAATCATCTATCCATAAATACGTTCCGTCATCTGTATTAAAGTTAAATGTGAAATTACCTGAAAAATCTGCCTTGAAATATCCAGTATACAATATTGAAAAATAATCACCATTAGTGTCAAACCCCAATGTCGTAGATGCCTCACTCATATTACCAATATTTGCAACATATGCAGGTCCAGTCCATGCACCATTATATACAGGATTATTTTGAACAAAATCTACACCATCACTATGATAACCTACTTTTGTATATTGCGCAAGTAATTTTGGTGCATACAAATTATCATTGGTATTGGCATTTTTCTTTATAAAAACTGCTGGTATACCAATGAGAGTAGAATTATTCGGTTTTGCTGAATATAAATAACTCGTTAAATTGGTGATTGTTGTTCCATTTCTCGTAACTGATAATATAAATGTAGGACTACTAAACCCTGATCGTTTGCCCCATTGTATTCGTATCGGATAGAATCTTCCATTTATCAAATCAATATTTGCAGTCGTTGCAATTGTACTATTACCAGTATCACTTAGAAATATATTGGAAATATCATTGGTTATTGCAATATCACCTATCCATAACATACTATAATTTATAGTGGTTAATGAAAATGTCCAAGTTCCAGTAAAATCTGCATTGAAATACCCTGTCCATTGACAATGATATATTGTAGTGTTGGTGTTTAAAGTTGCTGTTGTATAATTAGCATTAATTTTTTTGGCTAATGGTAATACAGCATTTGTTAATGAGTCCAAATTTGTTATATTACTAAATCCATCAATCGTATTTACTATAAAATAACCAGGATAACCCTCATAAAATCCACTATCATCCCACGTTATTTCTCCATATAATCCGGTATTTTCATATAAACTATCGTTAAATGATACTGTATCAAGAATTCCACTTCTTACAATATTTGAACCAATTGTATTGAATGAATTCATAATGTAGAATATATATTAGACGTTATAAATATTTTCATTATTTTTTCGTTATTTTTGTTGTTCTCTTTTCGTTATTTTTTTTTTGTTCTCTTTTCGTTATTTTTTTTGTTCTCTTTTCGTTATGTTTTTTTGTTCTCTTTTCGTTATGTTTTTTTGTTCTCTTTTCGTTATGTTTTTTTGTTCTTCTTTTGTTATTTTTTGTTCGTTTTCCACCAGATACCGGTATCATCTTTGAAAAAACGTTAGGTTCATTAATGTTAGGTACCTTATTTTCATCAATCCATTTTTGTTTAGTAATTTCTTTAAATATTTTTTCTAAAAATATTGGGTTATTTTTGTCAAATAATGGAATTATTCTTTCATAAAAATCACTATACATATTCAAGAATGTATATCTGTTGTATTTCACGTTATCTTTACAATATTTATATAACTCATTATATTCATTATTTTCATTATTTTCATAATATTTTACAATATTATTTTGAATTTCTTCGTTTTTTGTATTAACATATTTCAATGCTTTGTCAAAATAATGATATGTTTTGACATAAATATCCAGTTCTTTAAATTTATCAAATTCAGCAAAATCTATATTATAATTACTATCATCCAATACACAACGTTTTATTTCCTGAATTCTGTAATATAATTCATAATCATTTTCAAATAAATATTTTTCTAATAACCCTATATATATTTCATCTTTTTCATCTTTTTGATAGTCTTTTATTAATTTATCGAACAGAATATACAATCGTTTGTCCGTAGGTACATAATAATCAGTATATGAATTGCCTACATTACAATCATCATAATCTATTTTTAATTGTTCAATATCTGTACAAATTCTCATTTCATAGAGTTTAAATACCCATAAATATGAATAAATAGTAATCGAATTCGCGACTTTTATTAATTTTTTTTTATCAAATCCCCCCCGAGTAAATAGTTTGTTTACACCATATACAATACTAAGAATACTAAGAATAAATATAATTGCACCAAAAGATAAAAAATACATATTATATGACTTTGTTACTGGAAGTTGTAAATCTTCATCTTTAATCAAGCCATTTTCTAAAAAAAAATTTAAAACTACATTATTTTTGTCATTGTAACCGTTAATCATTCCTTCAATTATTTTCGGTGTAACAACATACTCTGCTTTACCATATATTATTGTTCTATTTTCGTTATTATATTTACAATAAAAATCATCATCAAAATAAAAAAAATTCACTTGTTCTGTCAAATCGCTTTTTTTTTTACTGTTTTTACTTTCTTTTTTCGTTTCATCATAACACTCTATAATACTATTGTCGTCATAATAACTAAAATAAGGTTTTTCACATTGTACATATGTTTTTAAATATTCTTTATCATTCGAACTTGCAATAACTCCATTATATCTATTCATTAATGCTGTTTTTGTCTTAACAGGAGTATTTGTTACTATAAATGGAAAAAAATCAAAAAATAAACTAGGGTTTTCCATAATTGAATTTACCATATTTTCGCGGTCAGCAGTATCTACAAAATCAAGCGCGCCTCCTTTTGTTACTTTTGGGTATTCATATTTAAATTGTAATCTTTTCGGAATAGTATTTGATATGGTACCACCAGTAATAGCAGACAAATTTTTTCCAGGATTATAAAAATACATATTATTACCAAAATCTAAAATAGCGGGTACTTTTTTAAAAATACACCTTGCAAATAACATTCTATCAATAGTAACTAGTATTAATTTTGTAACATTTACAACCTTTTTATTGAAGCCCTTGATACTGGTATCCCATCTTTCACATTGCAAATCTATACGTGTTGCATCTTGTTTATTTACACCTTCAACTAATTCTAGTTGTTTAAAATCTCCAAATCTTTTTTTAGTAAATTCTAATATAATTTCATTCATAGATTTTGCAAAATTTTCAGGCGTATTAATATTTTTATTATATTCATTTTTATTGTAAAAATTCGTTACATCATCGATCTTCAATTTTGTTACTTCTATTGGTGTGTTCATAAATTTATTTATTTCTTTATTTACATAAGTAATACAATTTGGATGGTTTGACGAAGAATTTAATACACAATTTGTAATTACCAATTTAGAAGAATCTTTGGTTAATGTAAAATCAACCGCGTTTCTACCCTTAACGTTTTTAATTTCACTTAATTCAATAGTTATACCACTTTCATTTTCCCTATAAGTTCTTTTCCCTTGACCAGATTCTATGAAAAAATTGTTTCCCAAAAATTTAAATGATTCTGGTTGTTTACTATCTAATTTTGGCGCTGCATCATATATAGATTCACGAGCCATAACAACTGCAATACCATTTCCAGATATGCCATGGTTCATGATACATTTATAGACATTTTTTTGTGTATCAACAAATAAATTGATACATCCAGTATTTTTATCAATATAGTTATCAAATGAAGTTATTATTCTGTTATAACCTGCTGCATTATTTAAATCTGTTGAAATACTTTTAGTAACATTATTAACTGCTTCTGCAAGAGCATATTTTAAAAAAAAATTTTCTAAATCCTTAGCAGTTAATTTACTAGTTAACCCTCCCATGGATGTAGTTAAATTTGAAAAATCTCGTGAAAAATTATCTTCTGATATTCCAAAACAATGTTTTGCTAATAAACTGAATATCATTTTAGATATATTATGGTTTGTCGCATTATCTCTAATGTTACATAATGTGTCATACGATATTGAAAACTTACCAAAATCATGAAGCGTATCAAATAAACAATGTAATCTTTCAATTTCTATATCTGTATTTTCTATAACCGTCAAAATTTCATTATATTTGTCTTGACTTAAACTCTCGTTTAATGTTTTAGTAGTAGATTTTGTAATAGTACTAGATTTTGTAATAGTACTAGATTTTGGTTTACTCATTTATATATATAAATAATTATATAATGATTATAAGACGGGTAATTACAATAGTAATAACAAAATAATATTGTTTATGAAAACAACATTATTTTGACAGCTTATCCTATTATTGCAGTTATACTATTGCTCCGCTTATGCCAGTCTGATACCACCAACTAGACCTGTACCTAAACCAAATCCGGCACCACCTCTCATGGATGAACCCATGGATGGAACAAAAGTGTCTAAAATACTAAATGATGCGGCGGCAATTAATGCGATAATAAGGATTTCATCAACCATAAGAGCTTTACGAGGGACAATCATTGCAACAACTGCAACGGCAAGACCTTCAATAAGATACTTAATAATACGCTTAACTAATTCTGCTAAATCGAATGTCATTCTCACTATTATAAATAATACTAACAAAAAAATTAGAGAAAAAATTAAAAATTAATATATTAATTTCAAAAACACTTAAACATATTTCTTGCTAAATAAATATTATTATGGCAAACTTTGAGAGAAAGAATTTAGAGAACGGAAAGCCAAATCCAAAATATATCGATTTATGTGATGAAGATACTCCAATCGCCGGACAAAAATTCGCATGCATGTCTTTTATTTCACCTGAAAAAATACTAAAAAAACGCGAATTGTTCATGTTTGAACATTTTCTTAAACAATGGGATTTTACTAAATCTATGACTAAATTCTTCGATTTCATCCATTTCTTATCCTATAAATACAATTTGAATGTAGAAGACGTAATGAATGACTTCAATGAGTTTTCAAAGGAAGAAGAAACTAAGCTGAAAGAGTCATCGGTCGATGACGATTTCAACAATTTCATGGATAAGAATGAAGACCGTCTTGCAACTCAATTCCAACGCGAAAATGCTTTCCAAACATCTGTTCGTGGTTTAAAAGTAAGAGGTGTATTTTCAACACAAGAAGAAGCTGAAATGCAATGCAAGAAATTACGTGATTATGACCCAAATCATGATATTTTTGTAGGTCCAGTAGGTATGTGGATTCCATGGGACCCAGATGCTTACAAGACTGGTCGTGTTGAATTTATGGAAGAAGAACTAAACAAATTACACCAAGAAAAAATGAAAAATGAAACCAAGGCAAAGCAAGAATTCGAACAACGTATCAAAGATACTAAAAAGAAGGCAATTGAAGAAAATATTAAATTAGCCGAAAAGTCAGGGAATGTATTAACACAAACTATGGATCACGATGGCAATTTAGTTGGTGTTCGCGAGACAGTAAACTTCGATGAACGTGAAGCCGCTGACGTTGAAACAACAAACATTCGCAATGAAATGCTGCGTGAAACCAAGTTAAAACAAGAAGAAACAAAGGAAGCTGAAAAAGAGAATGACCAGCGAGCAGATAGTATTCAAGTCGAAATGAATGATGAATAAATACATGAATATAATTATTATATAATAATCATTTGTTATGATTATTATCTAATCTGGGTCGAATTACCATTTTGATTTTTTAACGTTTATTGCTTGACCACTATTTTTCTTTTTCGATTTACTTGGGTCATATGCTTCGTCCTCATCGTCGGAACCCATATTTTTCGAAATTTCCCAAAATTCTTTGGAGCCCAACTTGAAATCTGGTCTGCCTTCGGCTTTATACCAAAATATTTGGTCTTGTAATTTATTCGATTTTGCATTGTTATTTATGACTAAACATTCATAGTTCTCGGTTGTTTGGTCCATTACTGAATTAAACGATTCCAATGTGGGGAACATAGAAGCATAATTTTCCCAGATTCTTTTACGATTTGTCATGTAAGGTTCTCTTAAAATGAATACATAATCAATGTTTGTTCTCAAATTGGGCGGAATACCCAATGGATATTGCATCGTTATAATAAGCATGACTTTCCAGTGACGACCGTTCATAAAAAGAAGACGCATCATTTTATCACGGGTCCATGTTTGGTCATATAAACAATCATCTAAAATGACAAATGCACGGGGGTCTATAGTCGTTTTTTTATACGTTTCGATTTCTTTGTTCACCTGTTTTAAGACAGCTTTCTGACGACGCAATATGTTCTCGATTAATACTGTATTATATTCTTCGTGGATAAACAGTTTTGGTACATGACTAGCATAAAAACCGTTTCCGGCTTCTGTACCAGAAATAACAGTGCCAATAGGAATATCTTGATGATGATATAATAAGTCTCTTACCAAATACGACTTACCAGTATCACGACGTCCAATCATAACAATGACCGGACCTTTATTTTCATCCGGTTTGAAAGTGATTGCTCTCATATCAAATTTTTTTAATTCTAACGTCATGTTTTCCTAAACTAGATTTAATAATGTATCGATATAAATTATTTGTACAAAACATAACGTATATATGCAAAAATATCATATAAAGACCTGCCCATTAGTAAAAATAAGTTAAAATACTGTTGTTTTAATATTCATGAGTAAATATACAGAAACTATTATGACAGATTTAGGAAATCCAGTAAAATTATTTCAAATTAATTTTTGCAAAAGAAAAGAAATTGATTTAGAAGTATTGGGAAAACAATATATTCCGAATAAAATAGACCAAGACAATGAATATAAACCTTTTTCTATTTCAAAATTTCAAAATTACAATCCGATTTATAATCATTATTTTGACATGGATGATACTAACTACAACCGTATTTCATTAAATTCGAAGTATCAATTCAAAAATTTACAAGAAGTTGAAAATTTACAAACAAATACGAGCCATGAAAAAAATGTATTCATCAAGTATTCTCCATTACTTGATCCTATACGATATATGATTGGTAAATATCAAAATTTAGATAAAGATTATCTGCTTCCAAGCATTGATGACAATATTGCATGTTTTTCTAAATTACAAGACCCGAACAATATGGCATATACCGATTGTTTTTTCAGTTATTTAAGTAGTCAACTTTTGAATCATCATGGTTTTGTACATGGAATTGATTTTTTTGGGTCTTTTTTGGGAATTCAAGAAAAATTCAAGGCAAACGTGACGGATGATTTAGAATATTTAAACAATTCAAAATATTTCAATGAAAATGTGGGACTTTTATTTTCAATTACCCATACTGGAAATGAAGACAAAATGGATTTTGGTTCTCGTTGTAACAGAAAGAAAATATCAATTTCATCATTATCGAATCCTCACAATTTATCGACAATTTCATTAGGGGCTGATGTTATTGAAGATATGAATCAGTACAAAGAAACTGAATTAGTTTACAAAAATAATTCAAAGAAACAATCTCTATCATCAACATCATCATCATCATCATCATCGGATTCATCTGACACAGAATCTGATAAAAGTGAAGTGAATTATACAAGTGATGAAGATAATGACGATGATGATAATTATTCGACATGTAGTTCAGATGACGAAGATGATGATGATGATGATGAAGATGAAGACAATGAAGACGAAGAAGAAATATATGCATACATATCAAATTTTCCGGTTCAAATGATTTGTTTAGAAAAATGCGATGGAACAATTGACGACCTTTTTGAAAAAGATATACTCAATGAAAAACAATGTGCAAGTGCAATATTTCAAATCATTATCACATTAGCAACCTATCAAAAAGCATTCAATTTCACACATAATGACTTGCATACAAATAATATCATGTATATTAATACGGATACAGAGTTCCTCTATTATTGTTACAATAAAAAGTATTATAAAGTTCCTACTTATGGAAGAATATACAAAATTATCGATTTCGGAAGAAGTATTTATAAATATCAAGGAAAAACCCTATGCAGTGATAGTTTTGCACCGGGTGGCGACGCAGTTACACAATACAACTGTGAGCCATTTATGAATGAAAATAAACCTCGATTGGAACCCAACATGAGTTTTGATTTATCTAGATTAGGTTGCTCTATCTATGATTTTGTAATAGATGATGAGAACAATGCTAAAAAAATGGATGATTTTCAAAAAACGATTGTACGATGGTGTATGGACGATAATGATAAAAATGTTTTATATAAAGCAAATGGCGATGAGCGCTACCCTAACTTTAAATTGTATAAGATGATTGCGCGAACAGTTCATAAACATACACCAGAAGAGCAATTCAAATTTCCATTATTATCACAATTTGAAATTGCAGACAGTGATGTAGACAACCAAACTGTTATCAGTATTGATAAAATACCATCCTACGCTTAGACATATGAAACGTATAGAAAAAAATATAGTTTTATATTATAATGAAAAATAAAACTATAAAAAATACCATAAACACCATAAACACCATAAACACAAAAAATGCAAAAAATAAAAACAAAAAAAAGAATAAAACAAAGCATGTGCGATTTGCAAAGAAACTTGAACATTATCAAATTGAAACATCATATAATCCTATAAAAATACCAACTACATCGAGTTGTGCAGAACCTGCAAAAGAAATTAAAACTGCATTGGTATCGAATGTTTTACGTAAATAAAAAGATGTTTAGCATATTTTTATTACACATTTTCTCATTTGCCAAGGCACTGCGTTTCACATATGCCGAATTTTTCTAAAAATACATTAAATGCCAATGGATACCACATAAAAAAAAGTCCTTCACCATATGTGCTACTACATTCAGTATAATATGCAAAATGTATTTCATTTTTGTTATATAATTCAGTATAAAATAAATAGGCTTCTTTCTTTTCTTCATCGCTCATTATGTTATTATATGTTTTTTCAAATAATATGTTAGCAAAATCGTCATCATCAAAATTATATATTCTTATTCCAAAAATACTACCATTATCATAAATTCCCATTTTATAATAATATATTATACATTTATTATTATAATGTAACGTATTATCCCTTCGAGTAAATGAGAAAAGGTATATAAGCATGTAGTTTTCTCAATATCTATTTCATGTATTGTAGTTTGAATTCATCGGGTGTATAAATCGGTATTCCTAATTCCTTGGCTTTTTTGATTTTATTGGAATCATCTTCTTTTGATTTGACAATTACAACAAACGTATTTTTATTCACCGAATCTTCCAATGTAGCGCCGACTTTTCCCATTTTTTCAATTATTTCTTTATCACGAACCTTTGTCATGACTATTTTTTTACCATATAATGGGTCACTTGTATCTATATTGGCTATTTCACTTGTTTGTTCTGGCTGTTTTGTTTCGCTCAATTTTCCTTGCAATCCAGTTTCTTCTAAAAATGCCATAAAAGCAGGTATATTGTTAACCAATCCTTTTGCGTTTTCTAATCCAATTCCTTTGATTGATTGCAATTTTTTCACCTTTTCTTCCGGTGCATCTGTTGATGTTAATAAATCTGGATATTCATCCATCATTGGCTGCATTTTTTTTCTTGAAAGTCCTCTTCCAAAAGTATTGGATGCCACCATAATATCCAATAACGATGCTTTATCGACCTTTTCGTGTATTCCATTGTATATCTTTTCAATCATTTTGGCTTTGAATCCTTCTACTTTTTCAAAATCGGTTTTGGACATTTTCAATATCTTACCAACGGTATTGAAGCCCGCTTCCATAATACGTTTTACATTTCCACTTGATAAACCATCCACTTCCAATTCTACGAAAAACATGGTTATATTCTTTTCCAATACGGTAATATCGCCTTTGATGTCTTCCAATATAACATCTATATGGGTCGATGTCCATGTATATGGAACACTTGGCATTTTAGCCTTTTCAGCAGGCGTAGTAACTGCTTTTATATAGGGTATTACATCACCACTGCGAATCATTTGCACAATAGCCACTATACCTATTTTATTGTCTTCTATGAATTTTCCATTGAATCCAGTTGCATATTCAATCGTCACGCCTCCTAAACGAATTGGTTCAATGCGTACACGCGGTTTCAAATAACCATTTTTACTTGGTGACCATATAACATCTATCACTTTTGCTTCTCCCATTTGGTCAGAAAGTACCATTTTGAATGCAAATGCATGGTCGGGATTACCGGAAATACGTTGATATATATTATCGTCTGTTACAATCACGCCGTCAATTTCATACATATAGTTGGTGCGCCAATCGATAAGTATTTCAGAAAGCATTTCATTGGATAGCGACGATAACGGTTTGTTCAATACAACTTCATGTTTTAAATCAAGTAATGTTTGTAATTGTTGACTTGGTGGCATCTGTGGTTGAATAATTTCATATGCTACAAAATGTAAATCCTTAGTTTTTTCATCGATGGTTTTACTATTGATGATTCCCGATACTAAATTTCTCGGGTTGGCAAAAACGGATTTGTATTTTTCTTCAAATACTTGTTTTGGAATAATGAACTCACCACGGACAACCATATTTGGTTCTTTTGGTAAATTTAATACACCTAATAGATGACTAATATCTTGACCGACTTTTCCATCACCTCGGGTATATAATTTAGGCTGTTGACCTTCGGTTGAATACATACCACTGACTCCATCTAATTTGCATGATAATACATAAGGTCCTTTGTATTTATTCATCCAGTTTGAAAGAGCATTTGAATCGGGTTTGATTTTGTCCATGGATGGCATTTCATATGGTAACGTTACTTTGTTTTTTTTAACAGGAGCGCCAATCAAATCAACTTCCACATTTTTAGGATATTTTTTTTCAATATATTCTTTTACAATATCATATTCATTATCGGTCATTAATGATGCGATTGTATTATAATACCTATCACTTGCTAAAACAATCATTTTTGATAAATCGGTTTCATTTAGCGAATCTAAAACAGTTATACCTTGGTCTTTAAAATTGGTAATATGTGTTTTTGTTTTTTCAATTTCTGCATTGGGTATATTATCAACGGTCATTACTTTATTATCTGATTTTGTATTTAATTCATTTTCTATTTTTTCTATTTTATTTTTTTTGTTTTTCCTAGTTTTTGGTTCTTTCGGAACTTTCTTTTTAGGCGATTTTTGTTTTCTTGCTTTTCTTGTTTTTTGTTTTTCTGGTTCTCCTTTTTCCTCTTTTGGAATTGATTTAGGAGAAATAGTTTTCAAAACTTCTATATTTTCTGGTATTTTTTGAGAACCAAGTTCTCTTGGTTGTTCTCCAAACCCTTCTTTTAGAACTGTGTTTAAAAAATTGGATTGCATATATATAATATATATATTTTTCTCAAAAAAATAAAAAATTATCATAAAGTTTTAATATTTTATTTTTATATACTGAAATAAAAAATTATCATAAAGTTTTAATATTTTATTTTTATATACTGAAATGGAAAAACAAAAAAATAACAAAATTTTGTTTATTTATTTAATAGTTTTTTGTATAATTTTGTTCATAATGTATTTTAATTCTTATTTTATAATTTTTTTTGTAAAAAATCTTTTAGGTAAAGATTTTCCAATCAAAGAACATGATGAATTAAACAAATTTCATGATAATCCAACCAATTTTATAGATGACATCTATTATTATTATTGCGATCATAAATTAAAAAATTTAAATAAATATTATGATAATTTACCTCAAAAAAATAACACTTTTATTCTTCCAAGTATTAATGCTGACCAAATTCACTTAATACAACAATATACAAATAATTATAGAACACCATTAGTAATAAAAGGTCTCATAAAAGATTTTCCTTGTGTAAAAAAATGGGATATTCAATATTTAAAAAAATATTGTGGTCAATATTTAGTAAAAGGATTCACTAAATCAGATGGTACTGAAATGTTAACGGATCAATTTAATAATATTAAAGTTCTAGAAAATGTTAGATTTTCAAATGCATGTGATATGATTCAAAATGGCGAACAAATATATATCAATAATTTCCATAGTATTTTTATTGATTGTAAGGTTCTACAAAAAGATTTAGATTTAAAAAAATTGGATGAGATAACACCTATAGACTACGCGGATACTAGCCAATTATTTTTTGGCCCTAAAGGTACTGGCACTACCCTCCATTGTGCAATGAAATCTAATATATTTTACAACGTAAAAGGGCAAAAGAAATGGACATTTATTGATCCAGTTTATTCACCATATTTAACTGCCGTTTTAAGTAACAATGGTATTTTTGTAGTATCCAAACTGAATTATTTCAAAGATAAATCCATATTAAGACATATTCCAAAGTTTGAATATACGCTGGAGGAAGGAGATGTATTATTCAATCCTTCTTGGTGGTGGCATTGTGTTGAAAATATGTCAGAATATACAATTGGGGTTGCTAATAGAAGTAATTTAGGTTTTAATTTTCACGATAACAATAACCATACTTTTACAATAAATTCAATTTTGACAAGACCTTATCAAATGTATAAAATAATAAATATGAAAACATTGGATGTCGATGTTACAGGAAAGTGATATACAATAGTGTTATTTGGTAATTTTTGCTGTTATATTTACAACGTATTCATTTATGTATTTTTCAAAATCACTAGAATTATAATGACCTTTTTGATTCCAATAAAATACAAATCGTTTGATTTGTAGTTATAGTAACTATCCCAAAAAATAAAGTTATTATATAAATCTAATACTTCATATTTCTTTACTTTTGGTTTTTTTGGTTCTCTTTTTCCTTGTTTTTTGTTTTTCTGGTTGGACAAGTTCTCCTTTTTCTTGTTTTTCATTTGATTTAGAAAAAATAGTTGCCGAATCATCAATATTTTCAACTATTTTTTGAGAACCTGGTTCTCCTTTTTCCTCTTTTGAAATTGATTTAGGAATAACTGCCCTTCCATCTTTTCTATCTTCTGGTTCTCTATACTCTAAACCCAAAAAATCAAAAATATCACGCTCTGAATCAAACTCATTTTGCAGTTGTTCCGTCTTCTTCTTATCCACCATTTTTGAAATACCATGTTCATTCAAACTATATCCCATTTTCAAAGCATGTCCGCGCATAACAGTATTGAACCCTTTACTACCAGTAAAATATAATACTGCAAAAGGGTACTCTTCATGTTTTGTATATAAGAAATCAACCCGGCGATGAAACTTACTAGATGGTATTTTTGCTATAACTAATGATTTTGTTTTACCACGAGAGAGAACATTGGTAATAATTCCATTTTCTATTAATATATCGATGAATTTTTCAAATACAAATGGATTTTTAGATGTAATAATAACGTCTATATCCCCGGAATTTGCAAGTTTACGACGGTAACTTCCAACGATTTCATATGCAGAATCATCCTCTTTCACTTTATTGAAAATAGAAGAGAACAAATTATTAAATTCATCTATTTCTGAACGAGGAATACGTTCTTCTATATCTTCATAATATCTAAGACCTATTTTTTGAACAGCATTGAGAACCTCGTCTTGACGTTCTCGTAATTCTTCGATACTTTTAATTCCATATTTTTCAACTAACTCTTTTGCCTTAATCGGTCCAATACCATATACATTACTTAACAAATACTCTGGTTTGTTTTTTTCGCGTTCTAATAATTCCAATGTTCCGGTTTCAACATATTCTTTTACTTTTTCCATTATAGTCGACCCAATGCCGGGTAATCCTTTCAATTGTGAAATACTAACGATTGGGTCAGGATATGCAAGAATAGTTTCTTGTGCTCGTTTATATACTCTTGCTCGAATATTGTCACCGCGTTTACTCATCAATACTGTGAGTTTTTCCATCAAATCAACCAGCTTTTCGTTCATAGGTTCTCTATTTTCAACAATACGTGGAGAAGATTTATCGGGTGATTTTTCCGGCATTTTTTTCTTCGTCTGTCTCGGTTTACGCGGTTTCTTTTCCATTTTTTCTTTTAATAGTTTTATCTGTTCATCTACTATTTGTGACATATATTATATATATTACAAATATCTTTTAAGATTCTAAATGCCGATTGAAATGTTAAAACCCAGGCGCATCTGTAAATATTTGAGTGTTTGCTGTATTCAAAGTTTTGGTTTCAGTAACCACGTTGAACAATTCAGAAATAGCGTTGTTATTTTGAAAAAAGATGAAGGACCCAACTGCTGTACTAATAAAGACAATGATTGCCTCTCTAACAAAGTATTTTAAAGGTTTCCATTCTTTGTCTAAATATTTTGCCTCCAAAAATTTCATTACACAAAATATAAAAGTAATCAAAAATGAAACAATGAGTATTTTTTCCATAAAATATATAATAATTACTAAATATTTTTATAGACATTATTACGCATTTATGGTAATTCTTCAAAATCAAAAAATGGAATATCCGATGATATTTTGGTTGTATCTCCATCCAATAATTCAAAACCAGTTAACTCCATTGGCTCTGTATCAATTATAATGCGGTCATTGTCATCGTCACTCTCACTTTCTTCTTCTAATTTACGTTGAATTGCTCTGGATGTACTAATTTCTTCTAAACGTTCAATTGTTTTCGGTGCATTTATAGTATCTACTTTACTATCATGGTCCATAACCGAATCATAATCATTAAACGATAAACGTGTAATAACAGGTTCATTATCAATATTTTGTATTGAAGGAACCATGGATGGTAATTCTTCACTTGAAGTTTCTTTTACTTCCGATGATTCGGATTCGTTTCCTGTTACCGGGGTTTCAATAACAGGGTCTTCTAATTTCTCAATAATGATCTCTTCTTCTTGTTCAACACTTTCTTCCATATATGCGCGAATAATTGCTTCGGTTGGAATACTTTCGCGAATCGCCGTCAAAATGGATTCTTGGACAATGATTTCTAATTCACGATTGTTTTTTTGCACTTGAAGTGGATTAATATTCTTCTCAAATAAATATACATTCACATATAATTTACGCGCAGTATTGATATATACCTTGTGAATGAAATTGTCCAAATTGGGAATGGATATGTCAATTTTTTTCTGTTTATTACCAACGCGAATACATGTTAATACCTTTAATTGTATAATATGAACACATGTAATCAAATCTTCTAAATAATTACAACCACTTCGTTCAATAATTCGTTTACGTTCTTCTTCCACAATAATAGCATTCCATTTAGGAATACGGGAAAGTAAATTTTGAAATGTCATCAAATATTTGTCTACCTCGTTGTTCTCTACACACATCTTCCATGATTCATTAAATATAGAACGAATACCTTCAATAACAAGTGGTGAAAAAATGCTTACTAAACGACTACACCATTCATTTTTTGATTCTTGTAAGTTGGATAAAACGAAATCGTCCATTTTGTAAAATAGACGTTTATTTTTTAAATACTATTTTGACGAAAAAATAATATATCCAATAAATGGAACAACAACATTTTTTCACAACGGTATTCACTTTTGCGAGACTGATACTGCATGATTATATTTGATTTTTCTAAGTCATCCCATTTTTCATGCTTACTACGTTTTAACCAATCTATTAGGTCTATGCATGAATATCCATTTTCATACATCGTATTTACTAAATCCAATAAATGATTATGATTTATTTCTGATATGCATGTGGTATTTTTCATATTTTCATCCATCCATTCTTTTTTGGAATTATCATATTCACTGAAATCAAATTTTTTGTTCAAATTATATTGATGTAGGTTGATTGTATTTCCATTTTCGTCAATATATTCTGGAACACATATTTCGCAAAATCGGGATAAAATTGGATTTAACAACCTATGTTTGTTTTCTACCACGATGAAAAATCGCGTTGTAAAACTGAACAATTCAATGCATCTGCGCAGTGCTGATTGAGCATCAATTGTCAAATAATCCGCATTGAAGAGAACAATGGATTTGAATGGTACACCACTATTGGATTGTATATTCGTTTTTGCAAAGAATTTGAGCTCTTCGCGAATAAATTTAATTCCTTTACCGTGTGCACAGTTTACAAACATGACATTGGTTTTTATTTTTTGTTTATCACCATTGTATATTTTGTGAAGAAAATTATGGATGATTGTTTTTTTACCTGTTCCAGATGAACCGTGAATAATAATATTGGGTATCTTGTTGCTTTTATGGAAATAATCCAATTTATTTTGTATTTTTTCATGGATAGGTAATTGATTTATATTCATAGGTATATTATGAATATAAAAGTGTTTTTATGTTTTGTTTTTAAAAATAACAAATTACATCCTTCCTCCTGTTTTTTTATTTATTTTTTCACTTAAATTATGCGTGTTTATTTTCTTAACAATAAAATATATTCCAAGATTTCTTTCATAACAACAACTTCCTTCTTTATCAACTGGTAATGTTTTAAATGTATTTAATATATCAGTCATAATATAATTATTTACAATCATTAGTGAATGCTGTGCTAATGTAAAATTTGTATCTATTATTGAACTATAATTAAGACCGGTATTATTCAACAAATTTATACCTTTGTCTTTAATAGTCAAATGTGAATTATATCCACTTTTATGATGATATGTATATGCATTTGTATTATCTACAATACTTATATCTATATAATTATTTATAATATTAGAGTCTTGGATACAAAAATATATATCATAATTAGGATATTTTGAATAAGCATATTTACATGCCCCAAATTCATAGTTTTTATTTTTAACGAAATGTAATTCTACCGCTGGAAATTCTTTTCGAATTTTATTATAATTTGTAAAATCATTACTATCACTATCAATAACACATATTTTATAATTTGGATTGTCTTTTATTTGTATTTTATATAAATTTTGTATGCAATTATACAAATATGGATTTGGTGATTTAGAACTGATAATAATTAATATTTTTGGATTTTTTTCTTCATTAGAGTTTACAATATTTGTATCAAATGTTTCTTGTAAATTTATCAAAGTATTAATATCGGGATATTTATTTTTTAATATATTTACTTGATTTTTGTTTAAATGTGCCCATAATTTGTGAATACCAAATGAGTTTTCGCAATAGATACATTCTACTGAGAAATATTTTGCTTTATCAAACGGTGGTTTATTTATACTTATAATTTTTTCATTATATCCGTTAAAAAAACGGTCTTCTGGTATATATTTCCCCCAAGGCTTTTCATTTGAATTATCAATTGCTATATCTTTATATTTAAGTAATTCTAGCATTTTGCTTTTTTTTCTTAAAGATAGTCCTCCATTGCCTACTTGAATATCACCTAAATTACCTGTTATTTTAGGCCATGGTGCACCTACATAATCATATTCTAAAAAATCATTTATTTTATCTTTATTTTCTTTTAATATAATACTGTCCGTTTGAAAAATCAAAAATGTTTCAGTAGGTATATAATCATAAAATGTTTTATCATAGAACAGTGTAGAATATTCTTTAATTGTAAAATTTTTACTTTCTATATTTAAATTGATTAATTTGGTTTTACTTTTATATTTTTCAAGTTTTGTATTCATGATATTTTCAACCATGTTTTTATTGGTATTACTGTGAAAAATTATAAATGCCCAATCATCATTTAGATTCTCCATAAAATTATTTAATACAAATTCTAATGCTTTATGCTGTCGCGGTTCAACTATTACTGCTGTATATTTTCTATCAGTTGTGATTGATTCTTGTGGTTTGTTTATAAAAAATTCAACAACTTTATTATTATTTTCTATTCCTTCAATATAAAAATTATGGTTCCATTTCATCAAATATATCATATACATGACACCGAATAGTATTCCATATTTAATATCAATTATTGTATAGTATATTACCAATAATAATCCAATACTTTTTTCAAAAATATGACTAAATTTAAATTGACATTGACGATTCAAAATAAATAATATTGAAAATATTACAAATGGTATAACCATAATTTTATTTATTTTCATTTATATATTGTATATATAATTAATTATTGCATTTACCCATCCTTTTTAACCAATTTCAATTGTTTTGTGAAAACATACCGGTCCGCATACATTGTCCGTCGTCGAACATTACATGATAAACATGCAATTTCTAAATTACCTTTATTATGTCCATAATCATTATCTATTCGGTCTAATGTCCACTGACATGGTTCTCTAACATGTTCATAGAGAACCCTTACTTTATTTTTACAATAAAAACATTCTAAATTACTTTGTATTAACAATTGTAATACAGTGTCTAAATCCACTATTTTTTCCAAATCCAATAGTTTTTTATGAATATCCTGTGACTTGTATCCGTTTATTTTTTGATTCAATTGTTGTATTATGCATTTGACAATATTTGTATATTCACTTGTAAACTCCTTTTTTTGAATCATATTGAGAACCTTGAATATACTATCAAAATTCATGTCATTCTCAGTAAATGTCCATTTATCAGTATCTACTATCACCCTTTTTGTTTTCTCTTTTGTAGTATTTATATTTTTAATCTTGTTTTTTTCGTGTTTTTCTATTGTCTTGTTCTCAAATAAAACAATCTTCTTTGTTTCTTGTTCCATTTTTATAACTACTCAGGTATTTCTTTCAGGATAGAAACCAAATGTTAGAAAAAATAAATATATATTTTAAAACATAATAAACATTATTTTAGAATATAACATAAAGACATAATACAATAAATATGTTTAATACTGAAAAGAACGATAAAACTGATATTGCTTTACCTGCATCTCCTAAAATAGACAATACATTAGCCAATGCTAAATACAAATCGATTATTCCTCAATCATCATCATTCAATGACCTTACGTATAATGCCATTGATGAAATATTGGAAAATGAAAAAATAAAAAACAAATCCGACCCTTGGAATAAATTGGACAAGACGGTGAAAATACAAAAACTCCATGCATTTGCAGAGAAATATGGAAAAGATAATGGATTGCCGATGAAAGAAATTAAATCGTTGAAACAATTCTTCATTGGTTGTTTAGAAAAACAAAAGTTGCAAAAGACGAAGGATGTTGTTTATGATAAAGAGAAAAAAGAATTGATAAGTATACCATCATTGCATTTCAACGCCGAATCTCATAATTTTACTTTGAAAAATATGGATGCCAAACGCGTATCTACCATAAAGTCGCTTACGCCAAAACGAATGAGTGAGAAAAACAAAGAGGACGTACATGAGTGATTTTCTTGCAATATATTTTATATATAATATATATACACTATGAACGTTTATACATATTATAAAATAGTGGCATATTGCTTGCTTTCATATGCATTTGTATTTTCTGCTGAGCCAGATTGTGCAACAACAAAAACAAACGCAAACAGTACTTTTCAATCAAATGAAATAAAATCCAAAAACGAAAAAACAAATATACGCCTTATGCAATACAACACTGAATGGTTGTTCGTCGATTATTATGCTTCATCGGATTGTCCCGGGCAAGGATGTACCTGGAAAAATAAAAGTGAAGCCATTGAACATTTATCCTATGTAGCAAAAGTAATTCAAAATTTGCAACCAGATATAGTAAATATATGTGAAATTGAGGGATGTGATGAATTGAATATGTTGTTGAAAAATACCGAATATTCGCCATATTTGATAAATGGAAAAGACACTTCCACGGGACAAAATGTTGGAATGCTTACAACAATACAGCCAGACGTGAGTTTATATAGAACAGAAGAACATGTAAATTATCCTATAATCAACTCAAAATGCGGATATACCGGCGCACCGGGTACCGCAGGTGTCAGCAAACATTATATTACCGAATTTACGTTGAATAATATGAATATTGCATTCATTGGTGCACATTTGTTGGCATTTCCAACGGATTCAATGCGATGCGCGGAACGAGAAGCCCAGGCTACCGTTTTACAAAATGTCATTCTTTCTTATATCAAAAAAAACTACGAAATTATTGTGTTGGGTGATTTCAATGATTTTGACGAAACCACACTGGATAGAAACAATAATAAACCCACGTCCCATGTTCTCGATATATTGAAAGGCGTGAATACGGGTGTATATACATTACAAAACGCGGCATCTTTGATGCCACAGTCAAGTAGATATAGCGATTGGTACGATAGTAATAAGGATTGCAAATCGACTTTATCAGAGTTTTCTATGATAGACCATATTTTATTGACTCCAAATTTGATGGATAAAGTGAAAAATGTTTTTATTTATCAGGAATACGCAGAATATTGTGGTAAATACAATTCCGACCATTATCCGGTAATTGTTGATTTTGCATTCGCATAAATCAAATGTAATTATCCAATTCTTCCACCGATATTCCTTGTGATAAATAGTGTTCTATTCTGGATGGATGAAGTGCAACTTGCATAAGTTCTTCTTTGTAAATGTGACATCGACTTCGTATAGAATGATAATCAATTTCAAATATGGGGGAGTCTACTGAAATATTTTCAAAATCTATATAAGAAAGATGACCTCCCATTTTTTCTGGATAGTCTTCGTATATTTGAATAGCATTCGGATTTTTTATCAAATGTTCCCACCTTATTTTATCTATATTTTTTTTTAAGAATGAAATAGCAGCTGGGTTTTCAGATAATCTTTCCCAACATACATAAGTACGTTGATAAAGTGAATTAAGACCAATATAATTGAGTTTATCAAGATTTTTTTCTATTAGATGAATTGCATTTTCATTTTTTACTAATGCAGCCCAACCATGATCTGGTATTTTATGTAAATTTTTTTCTATTATATGAATTGCATATGGATTTTGACATAATTCCTGCCAAAAAGCATACGACTGTATTTCTTCTATTTTTTCTGGATATTTTTCCAAATATTTTTCAAACAAATCAAAATATTCAGGTTTTTTTATTTCCAATATATCAGGTATACAATCAATAAATAACAACTCGTCGACAATTTTTTGCTGATACTTTTTTACAATATGAACAAAATTAGGATGTTTCAATAATTCTTGTTTTCCACATTTATTCAAAGATTGAAAACACAAATCAAAATATTTGTCTATTATGTGAATAGCATTTGGATTTTTTACAAAATCATTCCAAACTATTTTTTCAGGATGTCTTGATAACATTTCGGCAGCAAATGGATTATTTGATAAATATTCCAAGATATAATCACATTTCAAAAGTTCTATATGTTTTTCAATAAAATATATAGCGTTTGTGTTTGTAGACCTAACGATTTTAGACCAATCTAATTTTTCAGGGTTTACTATTTTTTTCAACTTATAAAAATCAAATACACTTTCTGAGTTATTCATTGTTTTAATATACAAAACTAATTATCAATATTTTATCATCAATTTTTTATTCCTGCGTGGCTATAATTTTGAAAAATTGAAACTATATAAATACTTTTTTATAATTGTATTTTATATACAAAACACAATAAGCGAAAATGCTAAGTTTTATTGAACCTGATTCCGATGATATGTATGATGCTCAGATTACTATATCTGAGTTGATTGATGAATACCTAAATGATGAAATTTTGAAAATGTCGTCACCTGGATTTCACAATGAACTCGTGAATCAAATTAGCGATATTTTATTTGAGCAATGGACCATTGCTGAAATATGTGAAGATACCGACGAAATATACGAAGAAATTTGCGATTTTGTAGAAAACGTTTGCAATGATTATTTTGAAAATTATGATATACCATGTCGTCAATATCCTATTACTATTTTGAGTGAATCACGAGATTGTGATGCCATTCAAGAAAAAATCAAAAAATTGGAGACGACATATCAACCTGACCAAAGAACATCTGAATGGTATGAATATAGACATAATATGATTACCGCAAGTAATATTTGGAAAGTATTTGCTAGCGAATCGCAATACAATAGTTTAATATATGAAAAATGTCTTCCATTTGAAAATAAAACTGGAAGCGGGTATGTCAATACAGAATCCGCTTTACATTGGGGTGTGAAATATGAACCAGTCAGTGTAATGATGTATGAATTATTCAATAATACAAAAATTGGTGATTTCGGTTGCATTCAACATCCGGTATACAAGTGTATTGGTGCATCGCCGGATGGTATTATAGTTGACCCATCAAGCGACCGATTTGGTCACATGGTAGAAATCAAAAATATTGTAAATAGAGAAATTACGGGTATTCCCAAAGAAGAATATTGGATTCAAATGCAGTTGCAATTGGAAACATGTGATTTGGACTCTTGTGATTTTGTAGAAACTCGTTTTCGAGAATATGAAAACGAATGGATGTTTTATAACAATATTCGCAGACGCAAGGAAAGTGTTGATATTGTTGTTGAAAAAATAGATACCGCTATCGATGTTGAATTGAATTTGGATTTTATTGAACCGGATGAAACAACCGTAAACTTAACAGACGTAAACTTGACAGACGTAAACTTGACAGACGTAAACTTAACGGTCGTAAACTTGGAATCAGAAACGGTCGTAAACTTGGACGAACCGCCTTTCCGTGGTGTCATATGCCATTTTATTTCAAAAACATTCACAAGCAGTGTTCCTAAATACGTTTATATGCCAGTTGATACACCTATTGAAAAAGATGTCATTGACGAATGGATAAAAACTCAAAAAGAATTGTTAAAAGAAACACATGCGTTATTCAAAGTTATTTATTGGTATTTGGATGAATATTCATGTGTATTTGTAAAACGAAACCGTAAATGGTTTGAAGCCGCTGTTCCTAAAATACAAGAAGCTTGGAATACAATCGAAAAAGAACGTGTATCTGGATATGAACATCGCGCTACAAAGAAAAAACGTAATGAAGTTGTCGTGGAAACCACTGCGGATAACAACAAACTCATAAAAAACTTGCAAGTGAATAATGGAATATGTTTAATCAAGTTGGATTAGATATTTAGGGTATTTTGAAGAAAAACAAAAACCTTTCATTTATAAAATAACAAAATAATAAAAGTAATATAAATATATTTTTTATTATTTATATAAGAAATGTCATCTCCAAAATCTATCGTAGAAGATGAGGAAATGCTTGTTAAGAAAAGAAACGGGAATATGGAGGTCATTGCATTTGATAAGATTTTAAGACGTATCAAAACAATTGGAACCGAAGTCGGAATCAAAATCAACTACACTACATTGGCAATGAAGGTTATTGACCAATTGTATAATGGTATTTCTACAACTCAAATCGATGAATTAAGTGCACAACAATGTGCATCACTTGCATCCACCCATCCAGATTATAATGTATTAGCCAGCAGAATTACTATATCAAATCATCACAAAAATACAGCAGACTCATTTTGTAAGGTAATGACAGAACTATATGAATACAAAGATAAACATCGACAACAATCACCTTTGGTTTCACAAGAATTATACGATGTAGTTCAAAAACATGGAGATGAATTAGAATCTATATTGGATTATGAGCGCGATTATTTAATTGATTATTTTGGGTTCAAAACATTAGAACGTGCATATTTGATGAAAATTAACAAAGAAACAGTGGAACGTCCTCAACATATGTGGTTACGTGTTGCCGTTGGTATTCATGGCGATAATTTAGAAAATGTCAAAGAGACATATGATTGTATGTCACAAAAATATTTTACACACGCAACTCCCACTCTTTTTAATGCCGGAACGCCTCATCCTCAATTATCAAGTTGTTATTTGATTTCTATGGAAAATGATAGTATAGAAGGTATTTACAATACATTGAAGGATTGCGCATTGATATCCAAGTGGGCAGGTGGTATTGGTCTACATATTCATAATATTCGTGCATCAGGTAGTCACATCAGAGGAACTAATGGGGCTTCAAATGGAATTGTTCCCATGTTACGTGTGTTTAATAACACCGCGCGCTATGTTGATCAATGTGTTCTTCCAGAAACAATTATTTATACAACACAAGGTCCTATACAAATACAACATTGTATTATGAATGAAACTGAAATTTATAATTTACAAGGAGACGTCGAAGTTATTCAAAATGTACTTGAACATCCATATGATGGAGAAGTATTAGAAATAGAAACAATGCATTCCATTCATCCATTAACTATAACACCAGAACATCCAGTATTTGTTCTACGTGGTCAAAAAAAAGGTCTTAACTATAAAGTCATAAAAAATAGATTGGAAAAAAACATATGTGATTTAGAATGGATTGATGCAAAGGATATGGATATAGATGACATGGTGGTATATCCTATTCCATCTTTTTCGAAAGATATTGCGAATATTTCAGCAGATGATTGTTATGTCTATGGCGTTATTTTAGGTGATGGTTCAATGTCAAATAAGACAGATACTTCTGGATATATTTCTTTGCATACAACTAACAAAAAACATATTGCAGATTTCATAATTAATTATTTTAATGACAGATGTGTAGATTATAAAATAGAAGTGGATAACAATACTACAAGAATTAGATGGAATAGATGTATACATTTACCATTTAGATATAATGATTTCTATGATGAAAACAAAGAAAAACGAATGCTTTCGAAATGGTTGAATTTACCTATTGAAAAATCAAAATATATATTGAAGGGATTATTAGATACAGATGGTTGTTTGAAAAATGAATTAGTATTAGATAGTACCTCTTACAATTTAATTGAATGTGCAAGATTTTTAGCTATGAAAATGGGAGTATTAACAAGCGGATATATTAGAAATAGAATAGGTGAATCACATGAAACTGCTCGCGGTATAATTGAAAACAAAAAAATTAGTTATGTTTTACGTGTTCCAAAAACAGCGGAAATTTGTGATTTGATGGATATTACATATGACGATAAACAATTTTTCAAATTTTTGAGATATAATGATGTATTACTAAGTCGCGTTCAAAAAATAACAACACATTCCTATAATGGAATTTTATATGACTTGCAAATGAAAAATGAACATAATTATCTACTGCATAATGGAGTTGTCCATAATGGCGGTGGTCGCAGAAATGGCTCGTTCGCAATCTATTTAGAACCTTGGCACGCAGATATTGAAATGTTTTTACAAATGAGGAAGAACCACGGCGATGAAGAATTAAAAGCCCGTGATTTATTCTATGCTCTATGGATGCCTGATTTGTTCATGGAAAGGGTCAAGTCAGATGGTACATGGACTCTTATGTGTCCAGACGAATGTCC